ACCAACGAACAGAAGCGCGCCGAGGCGATCAAGGACTACAAGAAAAGCCTGGATGATATTCGGGAGGTAAACCCGAACGACTCCAGACTCGATCCTGCCGCGGTCGCCAAGAACATGGCGAATTTGAACGACAAGTTCAAGGACCCCAAAGGCGCTACGGGCAGCGTCGATCTAACCAGCTTCAACAACGCGAAGAACGTACTGGCCGAAACCCTGGCCTATTACAAAAACGCAGATAAAGAACTCGAAGCCTCTCAGCGGGCCGGGGTTATCTCTCAGGCCAGTTACACCGAGCAGCGCGTCAGCCTGCTGAAGCAACAGTCGGAAGAGGTTGCCCAGAGTTACCAGTCGGAGATCGATGCGCTCGAAGCGGCCAAGGCCAAAAAGGGCACGACCGCGGCGCAGGTCATCCAGATCGATCAAAAGATCGCCGATGCCCGCAGCGCCATGGTCAAGGCACAGCAGGATAGCGACAGCGAACTGTCGATCATCGCCACCAACGAAGAAGGGCGCCTGCGCAAGCAAACTCTGGCGGTCAGCACGTACACCAGTGCTCTCCAGCAACAGGTTGAGACACTTCGCCAGCAGGGATTGCGTGCGGCCTCTGGACTTGGGCAGGGCGATCGTCAGAGATCGCTGACGGAGCAGCAGAACGGCATCGACGACAAGGCCAACGCCCAGCGCATCGACCTGGCCAATCAGTATGGCGATGGCTCGCGCGGCATGAGCCTCGACGAGTACAACGCCAAGCTGAAAGCCGTCTCGCAGAGCCAGCAGGACCTGCGCAACACGGTGGTCGCCAACTATGACGACATGACCGATGCGCAAGGCAGTTGGAGCGCTGGCGCATCGTCGGCCTGGGAGAACTACCTGGAGTCGACGCGCGATGTGGCCGGGCAGACGAAAAGCCTGTTCACCAATGCGTTCAGCTCCATGGAAGACGCCATCGTCCAGTTCGCCATGACCGGGAAGCTGTCGTTCGCGGACTTTGCCAAGTCAATTCTCGCCGATATGGCGCGCATCGCTACTCGGCAGGCCAGTTCCTCCGCGCTCAGCGGACTCTTCGGTTTGGCCGCCACCGCTGCTAGCGCTTACTTCGGTGGCGGCGCGGCGTCGGCGGGCTCTACGCAGGCGGGCTACTCCGGCGATCTGTCGGGATTCACCCCGGGCAGTATCCAGGCCAAGGGTGGTGCATGGTCCAGCGGCGTGCAGATGTTTGCCGATGGCGCCGCCTTCACCAACAGCATCGTCAGCAAGCCAACGGCATTCGGTATGGCCAACGGTAAAACCGGTGTGATGGGCGAGGCTGGCGAAGAGGCAATTGTTCCGCTGGCTCGTGACTCGCAAGGGCGCCTTGGTATCCGCGGCGGAAGCAGCGCAACACCCATCACCATGACCTTCTACATTGATGCGGCTGATAACGGTGCCAGCACAATCCCAGATCCGGCGAAATTAGCTGAGGCGATGAAGGTTGTCGCACAGCAGGAAATCGCGCGGCAACGCCGTAACGGCGGGCAACTCGCTTAAGGAGGCGTCATGCCAACATTCACATGGGTTCCGACCTACGACGCCACCAAGACGATCACCCCGACGGTCAAGGTCATCAAGTTCGGCGATGGGTACGAGCAGCGGCAGGGAACCGGTATCAACCGACAGCCGCGCAAGCTCGCTCTGAGCTTCAAGCGGCCGAAGGCGGAGATCGAAGCCATCGATGCCTTTCTCAAGGCCCGAGGCTCAATTGATGCCTTCAACTACACGCACCCCGGTCAAACGATCGGGGTTTTTGTTTGCCGAGAGTGGACTCGAACCAACGTCGCTCTCGGCGTTGACAGCCTGTCCGCGACCTTTGAGGAGGTTTACGAATGAGTGAGCTTCAAGGACAACTCTCGCTCGCAAAGGGCCTGACGATCTGGGAAGGCTTCGAATTGGTGCTACCTGGCCAGTCTATCTACTTTCACTCCGGAACCAACGAGTTGCTTGGCTCGGTAGTGTGGAAGACCAAAATCTACACACCTTGGCCGATCAATGCCGTCGAGTTCGCTACACCCAGCCAGGGTTCTCCGGCACGACCAAAGCTGCAGGTCGGCAATTTCGGCGGGAACATTTCAGCGTTGTGCCGGGCGTATGAAGACCTGCTCGCGGTCAAGCTGAAGCGCCGCCGCACGCTGGTCAAGTACCTTGATGCGGTTAACTTCTCCGCCGGCAACCCCACTGCCAGCCCAGCCGAAGAGTACCCGGTCGAAACCTGGATCATCACGCGCAAGGTCAACGAGACGCCAGCCGCGATCGAGTTCGAGCTTGGCTCACCGCTCGACCTGCAGGGTGTCAAGCTCCCACGTCGTCAGGTGGTGGCAGGCACCTGCCTCTGGGCTTATCGCTCGGGCGAATGCGGTTACGCCGGCGGGCCGGTGGCGGACTATGCCAACCGCCCGACCAGCAATCTCGCATTAGATCAGTGCAGTCGCACCATGACTGGCTGCAAGATGCGCTTCGGCGCTAATGGCGAGTTGCCGTTTGGTGGCTTTCCGGGTATCGCTCGCGTGCCGAGGCTTTGATCATGAGTGAAGCATTCAACAAATGCCGCGCTGACGCCGAGGCGCATGCGCTGGCCGAGTATCCGCGCGAAGCTGTGGGCCTTGTCATCAATTCCCGCGGCAAGCCTCGGTATGTTCCATGCCGCAACCAGTCGGAAGAGCTGGATCATTTCATCCTGCACCCTGAAGACTATGCTGCCGCTGAAGACTTGGGCGCCATCATCGTCATTGTCCACTCGCACCCTGACGCCGGCCCAGAGCCCAGCCTGCACGATATTGCCAGCCACGCGGTCAGCCGCATGACGTGGTGGATTGTCGGGTTGAAGGGTGGCGTCTCAACTTGGCATGAGATGCCGGCCGCTGGTGAAATGCCGCTTGAGGGCAGGGTCTTTGTCCACGGAGCAATCGACTGTTACACCCTTATCCGCGACTACTACCGCCAAGAGCGAGGTATCACGCTGATGGATTTCCACCGCAAGGATGACTGGTGGCACAGCGGCGAGAACCTGTACGTCGAGAACTTCACCAAGGCCGGGTTCGTTGAGGTCGACACGCCAAGTAATGGCGACGTCATCTTGATGGCGATCGGCAGCCCGACACCGTGCCACGGCGCGATCTGGCTGGATGGCGACGTGCTTCTGCACCATCTATATGGGCGTCTCAGCTGTCGCGAGGTGTACGGCGCCGCTTACCGAGAGCGCACAACGCACTTCCTCACCTATAACGGGTAGGCCCTGTATTTGTGCGCATCCGGCCTGTTAGAGTCGCCAAAACACAAGGAGGCACAACATGCGGAAGATTCTGACGGCCATGGCGTTGATCGCGCTGGCCGGGTGCGCAACTACACCAACGCCAGTTAAAACTGCAGTGCAAGTTCCTTCTGACTCCATTTATGGCTTTCAGGAGAAGACATCCGAAGACGCCGGGAAAGTAACTGTGATCCGTGATGGCGGATTCACCGGATCGGGATGCGACTTGATCTTCTATATCGAAGGCAAGCGAGCAGCGAAAATCGCCACCGGTCAGAAAGCAAGCTTCTACGTGCAGCCTGGAGATATCAACTTAGGTTCAGGGCCGATATTTTCAGCCGCATGCGGAAGCGCCGCAATCAGGACAATTTCAGCGAAAGTCAGACCAAATCAAGAAAGCCTATTCAGGCTCAGCGGAGATATGCAGGGTTTTTACCTGGCTCCATACATAGATTACGGGGGCAAATAGCCCTCCAGTTAAACCAGCCGCCTACGGGCGGTTTTTTATTGCCTGGAGAAAAGTATGGCTGCTGCCAACAGTAAGAACATGACCCGGATTTTACTCTCTGGCAGCCTGGCTAAAGCCTTCGGTCGCGAACATTTCAAACTGCTTGAGACGGGCACTGCGCGAGAGGCGTTCAGCGCTCTGAAGAATACGGTCGATGGATTCGGGGATTTCATCCGTGATTCCGCACGGCGTGGCCTGCGCTTCGCAATTTTTCGCAACCGCGAGAACGTCGGAGAAGGTGAATTCACCCTGAGCGGCACCACCGAGATCCGCATTGTCCCGGTCATTGCTGGCAGCAAAAACGGCGGGCTATTCCAGACGATTATAGGCGCCGCCTTGATTGTGGTTGGTGTTGTTATGACCATTATGAGTGGCGGCACCGCATCCCCCCTTGCGGCCGGCCTGATTGCGACTGGCATCGGCATGGCAGCCGGAGGCATCGTGCAGTTGTTGTCGCCGACACCTAAATCTCCCAGCCAGCAAGAGCAAGCGACCACCGAGAACAAGCCCAGCTATCTCTTCAACGGCGCATTCAACTCGACGCAGCAAGGCCTTCCGGTGCCGGTTATATACGGGAAGATGCTGGTCGGCTCCAGCGTTGTTGCAATTGGCACCTGGGCAGAGGCGATCCCCGCATGAGCGAAGTCATTGTTGGCCGCAAAGGCGGTGGTGGTAAGGGCGGCGGAAGTGGTAGCGGTTCGGCACGCGCCGCCGTAGAAGCGCCGGACAGCCTACGTTCGCGTCAGCATGTGCGGGTACTGCATGCAATCTGCGAGGGCGAGATAGAAGGCATCGTCGGTGGGGATCAGGGCATCTTCTTCGACGATGTGCCACTACAGAACCCCGACGGCAGCTACAACTTTTCCAGCGTCAGCATCGATACACGCACCGGCACCCAGTGGCAGAGCTATATGCCGATCACCGGACTTGAGGCTGAGCAGTCGGTTGGCGTCGAGATGAGAGGATGGGTTCCCATCGAGCGCGCCATCACCGACACCGATGCAGATGCAGTCCGCGTGACTATCGGCGTTCCGCAGCTGTACTCGCAGAATACGCAAAACGGCGACACAGGCGGCTCTTCGGCGATTTTTCGCCTGGAGGCTAAGCTTGGCAGCGGCGCCTGGTATCAGCTGTGCGAAGACATTTTGATCAATGGCAAAACCATGAGCCGCACGCAGTTTTCGTACTATCTGCGTTTGCCGGTATCTGGCGGCCTGCCGCGTTATATCCGGGCAACCCGAATGGGGGGCGATTCGACCAGCTCTACGATCCAGAACCGAACGTTTTTCGATTCGTTTACGCTCATATGGGATGAAAAGCTGCGCTATCCAAATACTGCGCTGTGCGGTGTCAGCATTGATGCGCAGCAGTTCGCCAGCATTCCGCGCATGGCCTTCTTGGTCAAGGGATTGAAGGTCAGGATACCGAGCAACTACAACCCAGTCACTCGCGCCTACACCGGATCTTGGAGCGGTTCATTTGTCCGCGCCTGGACGGATAATCCAGCCTGGATCTGGTACGACATGCTGACCAATACGCGTTATGGGCTTGGGGGGCTGCTTGACTCAACGCTGATTGAAAAGTACGCGCTGTACAGCATTGCGCAGTATTGCGACGTGATGGTCCCGAACGGCTACGGCGGCATGGAGCCGCGGTTCACTTGCAACCTGGCGTTGACCGCCCAGCAGGATGCCTGGAAGCTGGTCAACGACATGGTGTCGGTGTTCAGGGCGATTTGCTTCTGGGCTGGCGGCACCCTGACTGCGGTACAGGATGCGCCGCGCTCCAGTCGATACCTGTTCAACAACTCCAACGTGGTTGGCGGCGATTTTAGCTATCAGTCCGTGGCATCGGATCAGCGCTTTAACGTTGCGGCCGTCACCTGGAACGATCCGCTTCAGCAATACAAACAATCGGTCGAGATCGTTGAGCGTCCGGACCTTATTGCTAAGTGGGGGCGAATCCAGCAGAGCGACGTTGTGGCCGTCGGCTGCACGTCTCGCGGCCAGGCGCGACGCCTGGGACGCTGGCTGTTGTATGCCGAATCGGAGGCCGTGACCTTCGCCGTCGGTGCAGACGGCGCGCTGCCTCTGCCGGGCGACATCATCCAGGTCGCTGATGCCAATCGGGCCGGTGCGCGCAATGGCGGGCGGCTTCTGGCTGGTAGTACAGCATCTACCTTGCTGCTGGATGCTCCAATCGGCTTTGCTGGTACGGGCGTTGTCGGTGTGGTTATGGCTGATGGCAGCTATGCGAGTGCCGCCGTTACTGTCGGAGCTGGCGCGACATCGATCACGGTATCCCCGCCGCTTGCGACAGCACCGCTGGCTACGGCGCCGTGGGTATTCTCAACAGCTGCACTGGAGACACAGAAGTTTCGGGTCATCGGTATCAGCGAAGGCGACGACGGCACCTACGCGATCAGCGCCGTGGCGTATGACCCGGACAAGTTCAACCAGGTCGAGTACGGCACACCGGATGTCGACAACCCGACCAGCATCGTCAACTTGGCTAAGCCAGATGCAGTGGGGCAGCTGACGTTCCTTGAGTCGCTGTACGACACCGGTACTGGACTTGCCGCCGCGCGACTGTCGGTCAGCTGGACCCAGCCGGCCCGCGCCATGCGCTATCAGGTGGAGGTCATGAGGCCCGGGGGTAACTGGGAGTATGTCGGGGAAGTGTCGACGCCTAGCATCGACTTCGATTCTGCATCCTCGGGCCTGTGGTCGGTTCGCGTGACGTCTAAGTCAGTGCTCGGTCTTTCCGGCTTAGCTTCCATTCAGACCTATACCGCTCAGGCACTGCTGGCTCCGCCGGAGGCGTTATCCGGCCTCCGACTGGATGTCATCAGCAGCGTAGCAACGCTGGCATGGGACCCCGTTCCAGAGCTGGACGTGAAGCTTGGCGGCAGTATCGCCATTCGTCATGCGCGCAATACCTCTGCCACTTGGGACGCCGCGTTGCCGCTGATCGAGGTAGCGGGGCGCTCGACGTCGTCCGTGGTGGCTTTGCTGCCGGGCAAGTACCTGGCGCGTGCGGTCGACTCCTCGGGAGTCGGCGGACCTATCACCGAAGTCTGGTCAGATGCGCAGGCAACTCTGCCGTCCAACGTGGTACTGACCATTACCGAGTCGCCTGCCTTCACCGGGGTGGCTGTCAATGCAGTCGCTGCAGAGGGGGTACTTAAACTGTCGGGTGCTGGGCTCGTGGATGATGTGACGGATATCGATGCACTGCTCGGCGAGATTGATAAGTACGGCGGCTCGTTGCTGTCGGCGACGTACAGCTTCGCTGCGCCGGCGGACCTTGGCTACGTCTATGACTGCCGATTGACCGCTGATGTAGAGGCCGCGCTGTATGACGACGGCACCTACATCGACTCAGTGGTGGACTTCGATGTACTGCTCGGCATTGATGGTGATCCGCCTAGCGGTGCCTCGCTGTCGCTCTGGGTGCGCACCTCGGATGTCACAGGTCCACCAGTCTGGTCGGCGTGGAAGCCATTCGTTGTCGGTGATTACCGCGCGCGCCTGTTCGACTTCCAGTTGCGCGGATCTGTCCAGCTGACTTCGCACTGGATCGACGTTTCCAAGCTTGAGGTGGTGATCGACATGCCCGATCGCATTGATAGCGGAAATGACCTTCCGGTTCCCGCGGGCGGTTTGGTTATCAGCTATTCGCCGCCGTTCAACGCAACCCCTGCTGTCAGCCTTACAGCGCAAGGGCTTTCCCCTGGCGATTACCTGGACGTCTCGGCAAAGACGGCTACCGGCTTCACCGTCTTCATCCGCAATTCCGGCGGAGTCGCCCAGTCGGGCCGCTCTATCGACTACATCTCAAAGGGATACTGACCTATGTCGCAGCATGATATGGACGTTGCCAATGGGCCTGGCCTAACGTTCCGAGCCGATATGAATGCCGCTCTGCAGGCGCTCGCCTCGCAAAGCAACGGAGCGGCAGCGCCAGGCACGACATTCCCCTGTCAGGTCTGGGCTGACACTGGCACGAATCGCCTGAAAAAGCGCAACAGCGCGAACACAGCCTGGCTGGATATGGGGGCGCTGGACTCCATACTGCGGGATGCCGTCAGTGCGAGCAGTTTTGCCGTCGATACCGGAGCGGCCAATGCTTATGTGTGCAACTTTACGCCTGCCATTACTGCCCGTAGCGATAGCGTTCCGATCCGTTTCAAAGCGGCCAACGCTAACTCTGGGGCCTGTACAATCAATGATGGCGTTGGTGTCGTGGCGCTCGTCGGGGGCGCTCACTCCGCTCTCCAGGGGGGCGAAATTGTTGCTAACGGCGAGGCATGGGCTCAGTGGAATAGCTCCGTTGGCGGAGGCTCTTACATCTTGCTGTTCTGTTCCGGTGCCGCCGTGCAAGTGGCCAACGCCACCCAAAGCCAGCACGCGCTGACGCTCGGTCAATCGACGACGTTGCTTAGTCAGCCAGGGCGCGTCGATTGGTTCGCAACAATGTCTCCGCCCAGTGGATATTTGGCGGCGTCCGGTACAGCAATATCGCGCACCACCTACGCTACGCTGTTCGCCTCGATAACGGCGCAAGTAACAGGTACGGTTACATCGGGCAGCAACAGCATTTCAAGCGTGACCAGCCCGCAAGCTATGTGGGTCGGTATGCCGATTAGCGGCCCCGGCATTCCCGCTGGCGCGACTATCACTGCTGTTGGTGCCAGCACCATCACGCTGTCTGCAAACGCCACGGCCACCTCTACAACAACTGTTGTTATCTGCCCATTTGGTGTGGGTGATGGATCAACCACGTTTAACGTTCCTGATGCTCGTGGCAGGGCGGCTCGCGGCTGGGATAACAGCGCCGGCCTCGACCCTGGTCGTGTGTTCGGTAGCCTGCAGGGAGATCAATTCCCTCTTCACACCCACTCGTACGGCTCTGCGACATTCCTTACTACAATCGCCGGCGGTGGTAGCACCACCGTTGCTGGCTGGTCTTCAGGCAACACGGGCTCGACGGGTGCCGGCTCAGAAACGCGAATGAAGAACATTGCGCTTCTTCCTTGCATTAAATATTGAGGATAAAGGGAAATGATTGTTTTCAGCTATAACCCAGAAAGTATGGAGTTCGTCGGGACAACAGACGCCTTTGAATCTCCACTGGAGCCAGGTGTTTTTCTTCTTCCGGCAAACTCTACGGCAGTTGCCCCGCCCGACTTTGATAGCGTCACTCAAATCTGCACATTCAATGGTGCTGACTGGACGCTTACCGACCGTCCGTTACCCGAGCCAGACCCGGTCAAAACACCAGAAGAAATCCACGCTGAAAAGGTGTCTGCCCTTTTGAATGGGCGCGTACAGCTTCTGTATTTGTCGGACTGGATGATAATCAGGCATCAAGACGAGTTGCTGGCCGGTGCAACACCAACACTCACCGCCACCAATCTCACAGCGGTATTGGATTATCGTCAAGCGCTTCGCGATCTACCAACAGCTGATGGCTTCCCTGAGTGCAGCATGCCAGTGCTGACGTGGCCGACCTCCCTGTAGCCGAGACTGCAACTCCGATGCCCGCCAAGTGCGGGTTTATTTTTGCCTGGAGAAAAGCATGCCCATCACCGCGCAGCAGTTGCTGCAGATCCTCCCGAACGCCGGCGCCAAAGCCGGCGTTTTTGCACCTGTCCTCAACACGGCGATGCAGCGGTTTCAGATTGTCGCGGTCAGGCGCGTGGCCGCGTTCATCGCCCAGATCGGTCATGAGTCAGGTCAGTTGGTCTATGTTCGCGAGATTTGGGGGCCAACCACTGCCCAGGCCAAGTACGAGGGTCGGGCAGACCTTGGCAATACTGTTTCCGGTGACGGCTTCAAGTATCGCGGGCGGGGCCTGATCCAAATCACTGGACGTGCCAACTACGCAGCGTGCGGCGAAGCCCTGGGCGTTGACTTGGTTAAGCAGCCCGAGCTGCTTGAGCAGGCGCAATACGCCTGTTTGTCAGCTGCCTGGTTCTGGGAGACGAAGGGGCTGAATACGCTTGCTGATGCCGGAGATTTTGACAGGATCACCCGGAGGATTAATGGCGGGCTCAATGGCCAGGCGGATCGGCTGAGCCTATGGGCGAAGGCCTCGGCGGTGCTGGCATGACGATCTGGCTCAGCACCTTCCTTATATAGCTGCGGTGCTGTTGATGGCCTGCACGGGGGGGCTGGTAAATAGTCGCGCTCCCTTCTTCATGGTATAAGCCCGCACGATTGTAAGGTACACAATGCATACGGGTAGGGACTGATGCGCAACCAAGGAAATAATACGAGTAATCGGATGGAATCACTTGATGGGCTACGCGGGGTCGCTGCCCTCATCGTTGTTTTCACCCACGCTATGGGGGGGCTGCTACAGCCGTTCTCTTGGCACTCCATCACAGGGATCAGCCAAGAACAGAAAACCATACTTGACTGGGTGATTTTGAATTCGCCTATCCGAATCTTGTTTGCTGGCAGTAGTGCGGTGACCTTGTTTTTTGTTCTTAGCGGCTTTGTTTTGACTCTGCCATGGCTCACGGGAAAGCAACTTCCATATCGTAGTTTTGTGATTTCTCGAATATGTCGGATCTATCTGCCGTACTTGGCTGCGATGACTTTGGCTGCGGTTTTTGCTTTCACTCTTGGCGGGGAGAAAATTCCCGGAGCTACCGACTGGGTCAATATCTATGCCTGGACGAACAAATATTCACCTCTGGATATCCCGAGTGTTGTCTTGATGCTTGGCAATGACTACAGCACTTGGTTTGATAATCCAACTTGGTCATTAGTTTGGGAGATGCGCGTTTCTCTGCTGTTCCCGCTGCTGGTGATTCCGGTTCTCCGATGGGGTCTGCGCGGGACTGTTGCGGTAGGCCTTGGCCTATGGGGTGCTTACACTCTTGGAACGTTGGTTGCAGGTCTGTTCCCTGCTGCTGCGGCAATGATCGGACAGCCGCAAAACACCTTCTATTTCGCGATGTTTTTTGTGATTGGCATCCTTATGGCCTGTTACCGAAACCAGATCATGCGCATTACTTCGCTGGGCAATGGGATTGGCTCTTTGGTGTTGGTAATTGCTGGTGCTGCGGTATGGACAATAAAATGGGGATTCCAGCCGGAGTTGATGAGGGCGGTCGGTGCTGCGCTGATTTTGGCGGGGTGCGCATCGAAAGGTTTGCCACAGCGTTGGCTTGAAACTGCTCCCGTGCAATGGCTTGGCCGCGTGTCCTATAGCCTCTACCTTGTCCATGTGCCAATCTTTCTGATAGGTGAGTACACGCTTCATCTTATCCTTCCACACAGCATGATCGCGCTGATAGTGATTCCGGTAGCGCTGGCCACATCAGAAGTGTTCTATCGGCTTATTGAGCGGCCGACACATCAGCTTGGTCGGTACCTGGTAAAACGCAGCGCGACAAAACTGGGCATGCGCGTAAGCGCAGAAATTGGCTGATTTACTGCTAATGAATTTTGGTGTTCTGTTCGGTCGGCAGGACGCCAGGAGAAGGGCAATACTGTAGGAATATACAACGCTAAGTTATTGATTCATATAGGGTGATCTGGCGGTTTTTGACCCTACTGAAAAAGCTATTTTTTCCTTATGGATCAAATGCCTGGGTTCGTTTCGGGGTCACCTTGACATGGTGGTGATTTAAACCACCCTTCGCACCTGGCGAAGGGTGGAAATACAGTGTTTGCAGAGTTTAGGGGATGCCCTATGGTGCTAGTACCAACGTCGCGTTATCAGAGATTGGGCATCCGTCTGCGACACCGCTAGGGTTGAGCGCGTGAACCGTCAGGGTTTCATAGCTAAGCTGATTCACGCGTTTGGTTACGTCATACATGTTCATCGGTCCACATTTGTCGAGGATGACCGACTCTCCAGCTAGATTTTCGTACCGGCCAACCGTCGTAATGGGCTCCGCGGTTACCCCTTTCACAACGGCAATTTCAATCATTTTTTCCCCACCGTCTTTGTACAGCTTGAAATACTGCCCGACCTCCTTGGGGTAGACCCTGTCGCTGGAAGCTGCATTAACCGTAATAGTGGCGACTGCGGCAAAAATGCCGAGTACGGCGCGTGTGCGGTTTTTCATAACTCTCCTTGTGTCCGGGTTTTTTCCCGGGTTCACTCCAACATGAAGGCCGGTAGGCGAAAAACCAAGTTCCCGCACAGGAAATCGTTGTGTGGCCATTTAGCGGGCTACCGCGACGGTAGCCTGTTGCGCAAAACGTCCTCTGCAGGCCACGACTTACCGTTTGCATAAGCACAAAAAAGCGGATGTTTTGCCACCCTCGAAAGGGGGTGTATCCGTTCTATATCAATAGGTTAGGTCGCTAAAGTCCCCAGCATGGGGTGCTAGGAATCGAGTGTGTTCTTCTTGATCGATTACCGTCACTCTGGCGCCATCAACACCGCCAGCGTCAGCTTAATGAACTCTTCGTTCTTGTCGATGGTGTCCAGGGCGCCGCGCACGTTGTCAGCGACGTCAGCCGAGCCGCGGGCTTCGACCCAATTGGAAAGCTCTAGGATGGCGGCCTCCAGGGCGAGCTGATTTTCGTTGATCTTGAAGAGCAGGGACGGGAGCAGGTCTGAATGGGGCATCGCGAATCCTCGGTTAAAAGGTCAGCGTAGCATCGTGTTACATGAAGGATATTTAACGATCGGCAGGACGCCGGAGAGGGGCAAAACGAGTTTAGTTATGGAACGGTTCCAGAATAGTTATGGAACACATGCTGGGCGCAGATGATTTCACCAAACCCCAGAAACGACAAAGCCCTGACTAATCAGGGCTTTGTCGGTACAAATATGGCGGAGGCGATGGGATTCGAACTCATGGACCTGTTACAGTCGACGGTTTTCAAGACCGTTGCCTTA